CATCATGGCTTCGACTGCTTGCTGGCGCTTGGTTTGGAATCCTGGTCCAGTATCCATAACCACATCGTATTCGCCGACCGTGACATCGTTTAGCACTTTGCCCACTTCGGTTTTCTCGTTAATCGTGGTCATGTCAGGCTGCCCGTCCGATCCAATGATACGCATCACGCGGTTTGTGTCGTAGATGTAGGGGATTAAGTCCAGGATGATTTTGCCCGTGTGACGGATCGACCTGGTCATGTTGTCGTAGAAGTGGAAGTTTGATAAGTCCACCTGGCTTTGCTGTCCAGCTAATGCCTTGCCCGAAATGTTGCCCGATGGCAGCTGGTTGGGATCAAGTATGCCCAGGACCATTTGCAGATCGGCAGATATAGCGCCAGCTGCTTCCATGATGCCCGCGGGCGGTGCTTCTGGCTGCAGTCTGGTCGGAATGGGCGCTGGTACGCCTTCAATGTCTTTTTGCTTATAGCGTAGGACGGGGCTGGATTTGATGTTAGCCAATGCCCATTCGTTTTCGTGGCCTTCGTCCTGGCCTTCTGCCAGCAGCCATTTGGCTTTTGGAGCTAGCGCAACCGATTCGGTCATGCTGGTGCGCCAGAAGTTATACATCCGCTGCGGGTCTTTAGCAAACCTTACTAGGCCGTAGCGCTTGCGGCGATCGTCCACAATTACTTGTGCGCCGTAGCACGGAACAACGGGGATATATTTGCCAGCCCAGGTTTTCTCTTCCAAGATTTCCATAGCGGTCATCTTGCACCACTTCACGGCCTTGCGGAATGTGTCGCGCTCATCCACCACGGACAAGCCCATCGCTTCGACCTTCTCAAAGAAATTAGCGGAATCGGCAAAGTGAACCGTGTTATCGCTCAATTGGTAAAGCTTGGCGCGTTCGCGTTCTACATAGAAATATTCAGCTATGCGAATGTCTTCTTTAGTAACCCAGCTGGCGGTATCGTCACCCGTAGATCGCTGGGTAAAGTTAGCGCCATCGTCTGCATCTGGGTAATATTCCCTAAATACCTTCTTATCCATCACGGTCGTGATCAGGCACTTTTCAGCGTCCGATCCGTCAGGCAGCACGGAGTTAGGGTCAAAGTAAACGGTAAACGGATTGTCGATTGTGTCGATGTAGATTTCCTGGTCAAACGATGATTCGCTAACGTAGCGGGTGTTTATGCGCCAGTAGCCCCAGCCCATCCGCACGGCATAGTCAAAGGCCGTATCGTAGGCCGTATCAGCGTTTGAATTGACTTCGATGTGCCTGGTCATGCCTTCGATTACCTGGGCGATCTTGTAATCTGCCAGGTTGTTTACTGGCTGCACTTTGATCCTGGGGCGCTGCATACGCTGCTGGTTTGTCACCTGGCGGATGTAGGCATCGATCTTGTTAATTGTCAAACAAGGGCGGGCTTCAACGTTGCGAGAGTTCTGTATCTCCACGGGCCATTGGTCACCAGCTGCAAACTTAATATCTTGCAAAGCTTCGGCGCGGTTAGCAGAATCCGCATCGTTACTCAAATGCCAAAAGTCTATTGCCTTCTGGATGCGTTCGTCTTTAGCTTCGTTTGTTCGTGCCATTGGTGTACCTCTTTAATTTATTATCCCATCCAACCAGCGACCATTGCAACCTGGGCCTTGGGTTTTCTGGCTGCTGGTTCTTTAATCATTAGCGCAATGTATCTAAATGCGTCCGCCCCGTGGGAGTAGTGGTCATGTAGCGGGGTTCTACTGAACTGGCCCGATACTGGATCGACTTCATATCTGTAGTGGCGTAGGCAATTGATCCCTTCGGCAGCATTATCGCGGTCGAAGTAGCAGCTAGGGAATATTGTCCTGGCAGCGTTGATCGAGTCCAGGATTGGCACACGGGGCAATATCTGGGTTTTGTATCCAGCTGCCCGCACTATGTCATCAATGGACCGACCAGCTGCAGCCAGGGTTTTATTCTCCGCATCGTGTGGCAGCCATACCTTGTCGTACACATAACCAAACGTTTGCATGGTTGCCAGGTAGTGGCTAATGGTCTTCTGGCTGTCTTCGATGTAGCGGATCAACCTGGTTTCCATTCCTACAAACTGCAAAAACCAAATGGCTGTGCTGTCGGCCCATCCCAAATCGAACACGGCATGAACTGGTTTGGTTGCGTCATATGGGACTTTGCACAATCGACCGTCCAGTTCTGCTTGCTGCAGCTCCTTGGCGAAGATAGCTCCATCGACTGATTGGCGGCATAGCCCTTCCCATACCTGGTTATATGCTTCCAGGTCGCGCTGCTTTAGTGCGTCCTTTTCCAGCATCAGCGTATCAGGAAACCACGGGTTATCGCTCCAGTTGATCTTTATCTGGATGCAATCCTTTGGCGGCTGCAGCACAAACCGCTGATATGTCTCGTCAGTCTCCAGCTCTGGGTTAAAGCTAATCCATATCTCGCTGCCCTGTTTGCGAATAGTCGGGATTAGGATGTTCCAGGATAGGCGGCTGGTTGTTTGGGCTTCTTCCACCCATACAACATCCACGCCTTCGTAACTCTTAATGTTTGCCACGTTGTTGCGTAGGCCTACAAAAGAAAACTCTGTTCCGTTCTTACCGCGGATGCTGTTTTGGGTTATCTCATAAAACCCCAGCAGTCCAAGCGCTTCGATCTGGTCGCATAGCAGTTTGTGGACGCTGTCTTTAATGGATGTTTGGAATTCCCTGGCACAAAGGATTCGCATGGGGTCTTTAGCGCCTTTGATCAGTAGCGCCCTGGCTATGCCCCAGCTCTTAGCTCCACCCCGTCCACCGTATGCGACTTTGTAGCGGCTTTTCTCAAACAAGCCCCTGAGCTTAATTGGAAATTCCGCTTTTGCTATCGCCTGGTTGACTATGTCATTCATTCGGCTTTACAAATGTGACCTGGATACCTTGCAGCAGCGGTGCGCCGTTTTCCCCTGTGATCTCTGTTTTGGTGCTTTCCCGATATTTCTTAGGGAATCGTGCAGCCATTGACCTGGACCAGATCGCGCTGTTTAGCTTTGATCCGTCTTTGTTCTCGACCATCATGTTTTGAGCTATGTTCTCCCACCAATCCAGCTCTAATTCCTTTGCCATCTCCAAGGCGCGTAAAAATTCTGGAAATTCATCTCGCCAGTTATACATTGTTTTCGTGCCAACCCCGATTTGTGAAGCAATTTGTTCTATAGATTTACCTAATCGTCCAAGTTCAATAATCCTTTCGCAGTATGCGGGATCATATTGGCTTGGGCGACCTACGGGGCGCTTAACTTCTTCTGTCATTTTTTAGCTGTCTTAGCGGATTGCTTAAATGCTGCAGCTGTGGGTGCGCCTTTAGTGCCAGGCGAACGCATACGTTCTACGGGCTTGCCTTCGGCCTTTTGCTTGGCTATCCGTTCTTGCTTTTTGTGGATGTTGGCATAGAGTCCAGGTTTCATTAGCAGTTCCAGTTCTTTAATGATGCCTTGGCCCGTTCTGCTGGGCCTTTAGCGTTTTTGACTACACCTTCCATCCTGGCACAAAAGCTGGCCTTGCGGCCTTCGTCTTTTTTGGTCTTCGGATTAGGTGCTGGGGGCTTTAAATTGCTATTGTTCTTGGCGTTGTATTCAGCACGGCCTTTGGCGGTCATGCCCGCGCCCTTGTCCGTTGGGTTGTAGGTCTTACCCTTCCCCGTTGTCTTGTGAGCTATGGGCTTGTCGTGCTTGGTCATTTCTTCTTTGCTGGTTTCTTGGCAGCTTCCCGTTTGACAGCGTAACTTATTGCCACCGCTTGTTTGGGCGGCTTGCCAGCTTCTATCTCTTTTTTGATATTAGCCTTCAGCGCTTTGGGTGTCATTGATTTGATCAGGGGCATCTTTAGCTTCCAGTTGGGTTAACCAATATTGGCAATCCTGGATCGCCCCGCCGATCGCCTGGAGGTTTTGCTCCATTTGACGGGCCTGGGCGGTCAGGGTATCAATCCTGGTTATTAGGGCTGCTTCGTTCAAGATGCACCGTGGATAATTGCAAAGTTAATGATCACCGCTTCAGAATATGAAGTGGCTGAAGTCAGATTACGCAATGTAATTAAGGCTGAACCAGCAGCCAGGTATGAAACGTAAGTGGTGTACGCGCAAGCCAAGCTGCCAGTTGTATTGCTAGCAACGTTCACAATGATTGTGTCATTGGCGGAAATTGTGCTGTTTGTCAAAAT